AATTATTAAAAAGCGTTTTATGAGCTGGTTATATAAAGCAAAAGTGTTTACTGATAAAATGATTCCTGAAGGAGCTGTTGGATTTGTGTATGAAATGGAAGCAATCATTGATGGTAAAACTGTAAAGTATGTTGGTAAAAAGAATTTCTTCAGTGTAAGAAAAAAAAGATTTGGTAAAAAAGTATTAGCCGCTATGGAAGATAAGCGTGCTAAAAAATATGAACTTATTACTAAAGCTAACTATCAAAACTATTACAGTAGTAATAAAACTTTGCAAGATGCTTATAAAGCAGGAATCCCTATTAAAAGATTTATGGTTAGAATATGTTACTCAAAAACAGAATTAACATATCATGAAACTAAATATCAATTTCAAAGGGAAGTCCTAGAAAAAGAAGAATACTTAAATGGAAATATTTTAGGAAAATTTTATAAACAAATAGAAAATGGGAACAATAATAGATAATCAAGAATTATTTAAAGCAATACTTGAACTTAAAGAACAGCATGTAGAATATATTAAAATATCATATTCAGGTGGTGGTGACAGTGGTGACATAGATGATACATTTTGTTATAATAAAGATGCTAATGAATTATATGATGATTTGGATCAATGGTCTAATTATAATGAAAATCTAATAGATTGTGCAGTACCAGCAATTATAATTGATTACGTTTACTCAAAATTAGTAAGTTATGACATGGAAGACTGGTGGAATAATGACGGTGGTTATGGTATTATGGTTATTAGACTTAAAGATCTTAAATATAAGATAAACACTAACATTAATATACTTAACGTAGTAGAATATAATCACAATGGTGAAATTGATTTAAATATGTAATTATGGCACATCCTTACGATCATGCACGTTCTAGTGTAAAAAAATGGGGAGGTAAGCCAGAAGATTATTTACACATTCATGAGTGGTTTGATGAAACTAAAGCTTGGGTAGCACATAGTAAACATAGAATGTTTAGACATCATTCAGAAGGTATATTTGAATGTGAGAAACTATTTGGCAAGTATTTCCAAAATTCTGATGGTAAAAGAGTATATACAAGATATGTTGGTGAGCAACATGTAAGGGAAGATTGTTTTAATCATATCCCTACCGCAAAAGATTGGTTAGATGGCTTAGTTGCTGAAAGTAAACCAATGTGGATGATTAGAACAGTTAAAATTGAAGACTAATGGAAAGAGAAGATATTGATGCTTTAGTAAAAATATATAATTCTCCAGATAAAGACAACAGTGTAGTTGCAAGAACTTTTTTAGAAAGTATAGATTTAAAAGAAAACTTAATTGAGATTCTTTTAGTATGGAAAAGTACTCCAAACTTTAATATTGAAGACTTTGATGAAAATTTTAAAGAAGAAATAGTAAAACTAGTAGGTTCTTACTCAATACCTAGTTTTTATCAAATAGGGGAATTAATACGCAATAACTATAAACACAAAAAACATTTATTTAAACATTATATTGAAAAATTTATTAAGTTGCATATGGACAACTTAGATTTAAGTGATATAATAGATAATATAGATGTTAAAGTTACTTTAAAAAACTTAGAAAAATGAAAGAAGAGTTACTTAGTAAAGCTTCCAAAGATTTAATGTTAAGAGAGCCCTTCTGGGGCTTTTTCTTACTTATGTTAAATAAAGTTTGGAGAAAAGATTTACCAACAGCAGGTGTTAGTAAGAATGGAGTAAATTATCAGTTAGCAATTAATGAAGAGTTTTTTGCAAATCTGAGTAATGAACATAAGCAAGGCTTATTACAACATGAGTTAATGCATATTTCATTAAATCATTTATCACAATGGTTTGATTTTTCTAATAAAAGAATTGCAAATATTGCAATGGATTTAGAAATAAATCAAATGATAGATGATAAGTATTTGCCTGAAGGTGGTATGAAATTAGAAATGTTTGCAGAATTAAATTTAGATTCAAGAGCTGGTACTAGATATTACTATGAGAAGCTAATGGAAGCTAAAGAAGAAAAAGATAAAGAAGGTACTTCTGGTTGTCCTGTTTTTGATGACTTGATGGATCAGTGTGATGGTTCTAATCCTGGAGAAGGTATGCCAGAAATACCTGATCATAGTACATGGGAAGAATTTGAAGGAGCTTCTGAATCAGAAAAGAGAATAATGGAAACACAACTAGGAAGAGTGTTATCTCAAGCTGTAGAGCAAACTAATAAGAAAAGAGGTACTATTCCTGGTCACGTTAGTGATTATTTAATTGAGTTAAATAAAGTTGAGCCACCTAAATTTAATTGGAAAGCATATATCCGTAGATTTGTTGGTACATCAGCTAAAGTTTATGTTAAGAAAAGCAGAAGAAAAGAGAATATTAAATTCCAAGACACTGCAGGTATAAAAGTTAAAAGAAAACAAAATCTTTTGTTAGCTATTGATACTTCAGGTTCAGTATGTGATGATGAACTTAAAGAATTTATGAATGAAATACATCATGTACATAAAACTGGAGTAGATGTAACTATAATACAGTGTGATACATCTATCAGAAGTATTGAACCTTACAAAGGACAAAAAGATTTTTCTGTTAATGGTAGAGGCGGAACTGAATTTGATCCTGTTTTAGAATATTATAATGAAAACAGACAAAAGTTTAATAGTCTTATATATTTTACTGATGGTGAATGTTATGCATCAGTAAAACCAAAAAATCCAGTGCTATGGGTTTTGTCGGAAAGGTCATCTATGAATGAAGATTTACCAGGTAAAGTAATTAAATTAGAATTGTAAAAAAAAGTAAATGAATCAGATTAAATTAAATGCAGAAGAAGTAAAAACATTACTTAAACATGTTATAACTAACAATAAAAAACTACAAGAAGAAGGTAAAAAGCCTATTTCTGTTAATCTAGAGGGTCCTGCTGGTATCGGTAAGACTTCAGCATTATTAGAATTATCTGCTGAATTGGATATGGAATGTATAAAGCTAAATTTAGCTGAGATGGAAGAAGTCGGTGAGTTGACTGGTTTTCCTGTTAAAGAATATGAAGTAGTAAAAGATAAAGTATCTAAGTGGGTTCCTGAGAATATGATACCTATGTATGTAAAAGGTGGTTATAAACCTACAAGTTCTAATAGGATGAATTATGCAGTTCCAGAATGGATTGCTGGTAAAACAAAACCAGGTATATTGATTCTTGATGATTTCTCTCGTGCTAATCAAATGTTTATGCAAGCTATTATGGAGATATGTGATAGACAAGAATATATATCATGGAAGCTTCCAGCTGGTTGGACTGTAGTTCTATCATCTAATCCTGATGATGGTAACTATAATGTAACTACATTAGATGTTGCACAGACTACTCGTTTCATTAATTTAGAAATGAAGTTTGATATGGATGTATGGGCTCGTTGGGCTGAGAAAGATGAACTTGATTCTAGAGCTATTAACTTTATGTTGATGAATCCTGAAGTAATTACTGAGAGATATAATGCTCGTTCATTTGTAACTTTCTTTAACTCAATTAGTTCTCTAGAAAGTTTTGAAGCTAATCTTGATTTGTTGCAAATGCTTGGTGAAGGTTCAATTGGTGCTGAAGCATCAACTTTGTTTACTGCATTTATTCATAACAAACTTGATAAGATAGTTAGACCTAAAGACTTAGTTCTTCATGACAACGAATCTTATATAATTGGTGAGTTAAATAGCTGTGTAAATGTTAATGGACAATTTAGAGCAGACATTAGTAGTGTTCTAGCTACTCGTGTTGTAAATTTTTGTTTAACATATGCAGATAGCAATCCTATTAATCAAAAAATTATTGATAGATTAATCCGTTTAACTACTGATTGTGATGGGTTTACAGAAGATTTAAAATATTACATGATAAAAGAAATTTTAGCTGGTAATAAAACTAAGTTTTCTAAACTTATGCTTGATAAGAAGGTTATGGATATTTCTTTGAAATAATTAAAATTAAAACAGGGGACTAACAATCCCCTGTTAATAAAAAAAATTAAAACATGATATCAGAAATTCTTAATATAGACGTAGAAGTATATAATGATGATAAAGAAATAAGTATTAGATCAGAAAACATGTATGTACTTTCATCAAAAGCTATAAAAAAACTAATTAAACCATTTAATCCTATAAAAGGTCAAAAAGTTTATGTAGCTAAAGGTTGTAATATTCCAAGAGTAAAAATAAAGAATTATTATGATGAGAAAGGTTATGATATTTCTAATACTAATAATATTGAAAATGCTGACATTTGTATAATTGGTAAAGATTTTATAAATAAAAATTCAGATAATAATTATCATTATGTTTGTAAAGTTGAAGCTTTAAAGGATGTCTTAATACAAGTAGCTGATAATGGCTGGACTGTTCATATAGATGATGACTTATTTACTAATTATAAATATGATGAAGTAATTGTAGACTCTAATTTCAATAGAATAATGGATCATATTATACCAAACTTTGAGTATATTAATATGCAGTGGAAATCTGTAAGAACTTGTAATTGGTCTCAAAAACATGATATTAATGAAATGAGTCAGAAAATATTAGTTTCAGAATCTGATTTATTAAAAGATATAAATGGTGATGATGCTGTAGTCATAGATAGTGAAAGATATAAACAACTTTCTAGTATGATAAAATCTTCAGATGATGATAATATTATTTTAGCTATGGAAATCATGGCTAACTGTCATTATACTAAAAGTCTTGTATATTTAAATTTATTATTTTATAACTATTGTAATAAATTTGAAAATGAATCTCGTGCTAAAAGACATGTTAATTTTAAATCTTTATTAACTTATATGGGTCTTGAACCAGGTAATATGACTACTAATTGTGAAAATGTTATAACAAACTTAGCTAATAGGAAATGTTTAACAGAAGACAACTTAAACACTTATTGTAAAGAGTTTGTAAATAATTTGGAATTAAATGATAAAAAAGTAAGATATTACCGCAGTACACCTTCAGTAAAAATTAATGAAGTAGAATTAAATCATCCAAGTATTATAGAAGCTATGGGTAAACCTTTTATATATAAATGCAATATAACAGATGGCAATTGAATTAATTAATATAAACTCTCAAGAAATTAGAAGTTTTTATGAAAAAAAGTTTTACTTTAGCTATTCAAGCTTAAACAAACTTCTTTTTTCACCAAGAATATTTTATAAACAATATGTTCTTGAACAAAGAGATGATACAATAGCTCAACATTTAATAGAAGGCAGTCTTTTGCACTGCCTTTTATTAGAACCTGAAAAGTTTAATGATAATTTTATTATACTGCCTGGATCAGTTCCTAGTGGAAACAACAAGCAAATAGTTGAAGAAATCTTTAAACTGTATGAATTAAGAAATGATGATTCTTTAAAATTTGAAGACTTTGAAGATGATATACTACAATACTTAATTTCTATAAACTTACACCAGTCTCTTAAAACTGATGAAAAAAGAATAGAGAAAGTTATCACTTCAGATAATAAAGTATATTTTGACTTTTTGAAAAAGAAAGGAAACAAAAGTGTTATAGATAATGATACTCTAGAAAAAGTAAAAGAATCAGTAGAGTATTTTAAAGCAGATAAAGTTTGCATGGCACTTTTAAACTTAAATAGTATAAATACTATAAACGAATTAAGTTTACAATATGATTTAAACAATTTTGATTTTGGCATTAAGGGTATAATTGATAATATAAACTTTGACTATGAGAAAAAAACAGTTTTTATAAACGATCTTAAAACAACAAGTAAACCTATTCAGAAATTTATTGAAACGGTTGATTACTACAGATATGATTTACAAGGCGCAATGTATGTTAAACTTATTAACTCACTGCCTGAATATAAAGATTGGAAAATAAAATTTACATTTATTGTTATTGATAATTTTAATCAGATTTATCCGTTCCAAGTATCAGATGAAACAATGATTAAATGGCAAGAAAACTTAAATAAAGTTTTAGATATTGCTAATTATCACTACCTTAATAAAGAATATGGTTTACCTTATGATCTAGCAAATTATAATGTAATACTTTAAACTATGGAGATAGAATCTATTTATAAGAATTATTTTCAAAAATCTAAGATGTTTTTATATCCGCTCTTAGATTTAAAAAGAGGAGCACCAGCCGTACCAGATGAAACATATCTGAGTTGGGAAAATAACTATTCCTCTGAGGATATGAAATTTATATGTAAGTATAAAAACAGACGGGACGCAGAGTTTTTAAACTATGAAAAAAGTGTGTTGTTAAACCATCAAAGACTGATTGACAGAAAAAAGACAGTAGATTATATCGTTTATGTTTTTGATTTTGCAGATATTAAAAGTGATTGGATGAATTTTATAAATGGTTTTTATAGTAA